CAAGCTGAGGAGTTGTATCTTCTACAACATTATTTATAGAAAGAGCTTCGACTGCATCAGAGAAATCTGTTGCAACTGATTGATTTGAAGCATTTCCTAAGAAAAACTGATCTTGATCTAAGTTTGGAGTAGCGTTTGTTCTTCCCGCACCGCCTACTTTTATGACACCATTAGAAGTAGCTACTCTTAAAACTTTACCAATATTTTGAACTAAGTTACTTTCTCCAGTTGGAGCAGTTTTTGTAAAAGCACCTGCAGTTGTAGCACTTACATATAGAGAATCTCCTATAGAACAAGTACTAGTATCTAATGCAGCACTACCAGAGCCATATAAATTACCAAAAGTTACAACTTGTCCTGAACCGCCGTTTGCAATATCGGCTAATACAAGTCCAAAAGCAGGCATTGTAGAAGCACTATTTGCCTGAGCTTTTGATACTACAGTATTATCTCCGGCTGCTCCACTAATATAAACAACGTCACCTTTACTTAAAGCTTCTCCCGCTTGAACTGTAAATCGGATTCCTCCGTCTAAATCTCCTTTTATTTCATAAGAAGATTCAGGGAACCCTTCCAGGACGATACCATTTGAAGTTATTTGAAGAATTTCTGTTCCTGCAACATCAAATCTTATAATATCTTCGTCTGCGCTCTCCTCGACTTGTATCTTGGTATCGCCATCAGCGTCAGTTATCGAATTAGATGAGCCTCCCCCAGAAACACTAGCAAAACTCAAGTTACCTGAGCCATCTGTCTGTAGTACTTGGTTTGCGCTTCCGTCTGAATTTGGGAATGTATATGCGTTGTTGAATGTAACTGCACCATTTTGATCAATGGATAATCTATTTACAGTTGTTGAGCCATTATAACTTTTTAGAGCAATTGTACCATGGCTTGTTCCGTTTTGTGAGGTAAATCCTAACTGCGCACCTTCTTTATCGATATAAGCTATATTATTTGAACCGTCTGCATCTTTTAGTGCTATTCTAGCAAAACTTGAAGTATCTCCTACAACTTGTAATTTTGCTGCGGAATGTACAGAAGAAGTTGTATTAATTAAAACTCTTCCTGATGAGTCTATTCTCATGGCTTCTACTTGGTTGCCTGTAGACATAGTAATGTAGTTAATATCTACACCAGTCCTATCTACTACCATCCAGTTATTTGCATCAGTTGCTGCATCATTAACTGCTCTAAAGCGGAAAGTCCCATCAGTACCTGCATTGTAGTCCCAAGTCTTTTCGTCTGTTGGTGCAGATGTATTTTTACTTCTTAGGTATGGTGCAGAACCTTCAAAATGTAGCTGTGTAGCAGGCGAATTAGTTCCTATGCCAACACGACCAAGATAGTCAATACGAAGGTTTTCTTGCTGTACGCCTAGAGCGTCTCCGTTTCTAAACACCAAGTCCGTAGCATTACCAAACGCAGTAAACGCTTCAGCTTTAACAGATGCACGAACACTAGCTCCGCTTCCAGATGCATCAGAAGAGTAAAATTCAAGCGCACCAAATACAGGGTCTGTGTCCCAATTAGAGTCGTTACGGGTGTTTGAAATGCGGATAGTAGGAGCAGAGTTAGAAGATACGTCTAAGAGCTTGTCAGGCGAACTAGTTCCAATTCCAACATTGCCTGAAGCATTAATACGCATACGTTCTGTGCCGCCAGTAGCAAAACCCATGTTGTTATCAAAACCAACTCTTCCAATTTCTACATTGCTAGAAAAAGAAGAGCTACCATTAATTTGAAAAGTACCATTAGATAAAGTTAGCTTTTGACTTGGCGAACTCGTTCCAATTCCAACGTTACCACTGGAGTTTATGTTAAACCTGTATGTTGAAGCGTTATAGTCGTATATACCAAATCCATTTTGTCCCGACACACTGCTTAATAAACCAAAATCTGCACCAAATACAGTGGATGTTAGTCTGACACCGTTTTGCCCACCTCTGCTTATGTGTAACTCTCTACTAGGACTCGTAGTCCCTATACCCAATCTTTCAGTTGAAGCATCCCAGAAGAAGGCTTGGCTGGTTCCTGTATCATCGTAGAAGGAGATGTCTCCGTTAGATTGTATTTTTAATAAATCTTTACCAGCCAAATCTTCAAAGATAAGACCAAAGTCAGCAGATGCACTTGTATTAGCCTTTAACTGATAACCATTTGTCTCAGCAGCATCCGCAATTACAATGGTATTTGCTGCTGTTCCAAGCACTTTTGCAACACCATCAACAGTCAAACCATCCATTGTGGCTGTGCCAGTTACGTCTATGCCTGTGGAGCTTGTGGATAGTTTAGGTTGATTATTGTGATAAAGAGTTACTGCTCCATCTGTTGCAATAGTTAAGCCTGTTTCGGCGGCATCATTTCCTGTAAGAAAATTAATTGCGTTACCGCCGCTAATATTTAATACTCCGTTTCCTTTTTCTTTGACATAGCTATTAGACCCATCATGATAAATCTCTAGGTCTGAACTAGCTCCAAAGATAGCTTTTTTGTTGTCTGCGAAATTAACTTGGTTTGGGTTTAAATTAACTTGTGTACCAGAGGAACTAAAAATAGCATCAAGCGTATCTAAGTCTGAATTAAGCGATATACCCCAAGTATCTTCGGCTGCACCTGGTTCTGGTTTAGTTAAGTTTAAATTAGTTGTAAATGTATCTGCCATTAAGCTGCCTCTTGTTTGTCTAATTCAGTCCAAACTGTAGATGGATTGGTTTGATCTGTCCAAGTGCTACTTGCAACAATTTGATCTGTCCATGTATCGTCTGGAACAATAATATCTTCCCATTTTAAACCACCGATTGCTACAAAGCCACTTGTTTCACTTATAGTTGATGTACCTTTATAAGTAACTACACCATTAGCATCTACATCTGAAGTTGCTGGTATGGTGGAACCACCAAATACGGTAATAAATCCTTGAGCATTAACATTTGATACTCCTGCAATCGTTGCATTAGCACCGTGCGTTTTTCTTCCTACTGCACTAGCACCTGATACAACACTAATCGTTGCTGATGCTTTATCAATTTGTGTACCAGTTGCAGTAAAACCTGAAACAGCCTGTATGACTGCTGTAGGTACATCTATTTGTGTTCCAACTGCGGTAGCTCCGCTAGTTGCTGATATAGTTGCTTCGGCTTGAAACGCAAGATCGTTATACTTTGATCTTGAATAGTAGCCTTGGTTATAGCCTATACTGGCCATGATGTTAAGCTAATGTTACGTCTAAATCACCAGTATTGAATCTGAAAACATCCCCCGCGCTTACAACTTTTGATGTAGTTAAGTTTGCGTATGCTAGTAAGTTGCCTGATGATGAAGCATCAAAGATACCAACTGCAACTACTGTTCCGTAGTCTGCTGTAGCTGTTGGATATTCTACAGCAGCTGAGTTAGATGCTGTTGTTGGGTTAGTACCAGATACAGTAAACGCACTTGACTGTCTTACATAACCACCGCCCGATACTTCAGTTCCACCGCCTGTATCAGTAGGCGCTACTGTGTATAAAGCAACATATAATGTTGATGGTGCTGAATAAGCATTACCACCAAATACATGGTCTAACACTTTATCTTCTAAATAATCGCTAAATCCTGCCATATTATCTCCTAATTATTACTCCAATAATTTATATTTTTACCAGCTTTGCCATAAGTTCTTCTTCTTTGTATTAGAGAACCTTTGCCAAATTCTGCTTTCTCTTGTTCTAATCGCATCTCTTCTAAAGCTTTTTCAAACTGTTGTGTGAATAAAGCAACTCTATCATCTTCCATGAGATAGATAGAAGCGTGTTTTAAAGCACCATATAAGTAAGCATCTGGATATCCTGTGGATATAAAGTTCGTTGTATTCGAATCACTCAAAGCATCAATAGTGCCATAGTATGTTAATTGTAGCGTATAACTTGTATCAGGGGTAGGTGCTAATTCTATTGTGTTATCTACTAAAGCGTAATAAACAGGCTGATTACCAATATTATTTATAGATTTTCTGTAAACATCTAATGATTCTATAGATTGTTGGAATAATGGTGTAAATTCATTACTGTCAATTTGTACGTTAATAGCTTCTAACCAATCTGTTGGTAGTGATATGTATTGAGCATCTGCTGTAGCAGTAGCTCTTTTAATCATATCTTTAACTCTTAATCTTCTATTAAACTCTGCTTCTGTTGCATCTATAAAAAAATCAAGTTGGCTTGTTAAGTCTGATCTGTTTAAGAAGTTTGCAATATTAGTTTTTAATTCATCGTATGTCATACTTTACCTTTCCATGTCCTAAAGGGTTTATTATCTGAATGGTTTAACCATTTCTTCCATTGTGCAGAATCCTTGGCCCAACCTTCTCTAACTGCTTGTTGATATATTACCATGGGTACTTCTGCTACATGACGAAAATCTTTACCTGGTTTATTTTCAGATAAATGTTTTACATAGTCTAGTGTTGGTTGTATGTCTTGTTGTGTTTGATATACAACCTTGTCATCTTCTGTAGCAAATACAGATTTCAAACCGCGTTTATGATCTATTAATGTAGTTTTTGCCATGTAGGAATTTTAGCACAAAAAAAAGGGAAGCCGAAACTTCCCTTAAAGCTTATTTAACTAAACTTATGATGTTGTTAAGTCTGCAACGACACCGTGAGC